TATTAATAGAAGTTTTCCAGGACTTAATAGAAAAAAAACTTCTCAAGAAATAAGAGATTATGAAGCAGCAAGACATAAACAAATAGCTGCGTGGGATGACCCCATTGCTTCGGCAGGAATTGTTAACTTACGTAATACCATTTCACCAAAATTTGCTGGTATTTTAGATGATAGCCAAGTTTTAACAGGAGCCCATCCAGCACAAATTGTTAATCGTGTTAAACCAGAAGGAAAAACATTTATTACACCCTCTTGGAGAAATTCACGACATAATAAATTAGAGAATGAAGCCAAAAGATTAATGGACGAAAAAAATTCAATAGTTTCTACTTTAAGCCCAAACGACTCAGCTAGTATGAGTATGTTAAAGGATATTAATAAAAGAATTACGACTGTATCAGATGATATGGCAAAGTTAGGACTAGAATCAAAATTATGGAACCCTTCACAAAATAAATTCCAATATTTTGGAAATTTATACGGTTCGGGAACAAATCCTTATTTTAATAGAAGTCCTGTATTATCTTTAAGAGAAAGTATTTTAAATCCTAATATTGGAAAAGGTCCTGGGTTCGCGCAAGGCGGTCTAGTATCCCTTTTAAAAGATAAATCTTTACAAAGAATGGCTAAAAATCTTATTCCAAAACAATTTTCTATATTAGAAGGAGGATTATCCTAATGGTATTACCAAAAGTTATAGGTGCACTTAGGTCATATGCTCCTAAATTAGCAAAACCAAAAGTACCTTCCGAGAAGGTCCTTGATTTAGGAAAAGCTAAGGCAAAAACAACGCCACTATCATCAAAAAACATTCCAGCACTCTTCTATAATTCACGCGAAAAGATTTTAGATGCTCCATTTGAGAAAAATACCCCTCAAAACTGGATGAATTACTTAAAAAATAGAGGCGTTAAGGATAAAGAGCTTTATGACACCTCTACAACCTTCTTTTTGCAGGATTTAGGTAATAAAACCTTAACAAAAAAAGATTTTATCAAGGAATTTGATGAAATTGCCCCTAATTTAGAGGTCGTGGCCCTTGGTGAACCGGCTCAAAAAGATATTATTCAAGGTCTTATAAAACAAATGAAGAAAATAGACCCAAAAACACAAGATCCACGTGTTGAAGGCTTTGTTTCTTATCTTCAATCATCACTTCCTAATGCTTTACATGAAACAGGTAATATTAACCCCAAGGCACTCGATAAAATTGCCGTAAATGTTGATAAATACATGAAAGATGTTTTCGGCGTTGAAAGTGCCATGGAAAAAGGATTAGCACTGACGGAAAATGTTCCATTTGCCGTAAAAGAGCCCCTTGTGGCGTTATCATCTGCAATGGAAAAGCGTGGTGTAGGATTTAAGCCAAAAGATTTTAAGGGTGAAGCACGTTACCGTGGAGAGCAAATGTTACCTGGTGGTGACAATTATAGAAACTTTTTATTTAAATATAAACCAGGAAAATTACGTACGAGTGAACCAACATACACATATGCCCATGATTTTAGTTTACCTTCTTCTGCGCGTTCAAATGCATTTGTTCATGCAAGAGTGTCTGATAGAACGGATGAGTTTGGAAGAAGAATATTATTTGTAGAAGAAATACAATCTGATATGCATCAACCCATTCAACGTGCTATTCGTGAAGCTAAAACAGCAGGAAAACCACTTAGCCCAGAAAAGGGATATGCAAGGCGTGGTGATTTACCAACACCCCAAGAAATTTTGGTTAATAAACAACAATTAGATCTTATTACCTTAAAGATTGAAAACTTATTAAACACTAATCCACGCTCAAAAGCACTTCCTAAGTTAGAAAAAGAACGTGATAAAATTAGAACTATTCTTGAAGAAGCTAAAGCAAAAAAAGGCGTTGGAGGAGGAGATGTCCCGGAAGGACCATTTCAAACTTCACAGGAATACATGGAATTTGTTGCAAAATACTTAACGCGTGTTGCAAAAGACGGAAAATATGATGGCGTTGCTTTTGCTAATCCTAGAATAAAAAATCGTAGATTATCCCCTGGTAATAGAGATTACAATGGTAACCTCGCTGCATATGGGCCTATATTAAATAAAGCACTTATTAATGCATCGAAAAAAACAGGTGCAAATCTTTTAAATACTGTTATAAAGGATACAGAGGGGCGAATATACGGAAACGTAAAACTATTAAATCTGAAGGGCAATACAATGGCAGAAGAAATTATTTCAAAAGGTGTATCAGCTTATAGACACGGAGGAGTAGTCAATGGCAGATAAAACAAAGAATCAAATTGAAAAAGCAATGGATGCTGTAGAAGCAGCACTTGAAATTGAACCTATTGGGGAAGAAGTACAAATCGATGAAAAAAATGTTTCATTCGATGGCTTTGAACTTATGGAAGATGGAAGTGCAGAAGAAGTTATAGATAACCAAAATATAGATCAATCACAAATACCATTTAATGCGAATTTATCTGAATATATTTCAGAAGACGAGTTATCCAAATTCTCATCGGATTTGGTAAATGCATTCGACGCGGATAAGGATTCAAGGAAAGACTGGGAAGATACCTATGTCAAAGGACTTGATATGCTGGGATTCAAATATGAAGACCGCACCCAACCGTTCGAAGGAGCATCAGGGGTCGTTCATCCTTTACTAGCTGAATCTGTTACGCAGTTTCAAGCCCAAGCTTATAAGGAACTTCTCCCCCCAAGCGGCCCCGTACGATGCCAAATAGTTGGTGCAGTGACACCAGAAATTGAACAACAAGCAGATCGTGTAAAAGAATACATGAACTATTACATCATGAATGTAATGGAAGAATTTGATCCAGAAATGGACCAATTATTATTCTATCTTCCACTATCTGGTTCAGCATTTAAAAAAGTTTATTATGATGAAATTTTAAAACGTTGTGTATCAAAGTTTGTAACAAGTGAAGATTGTGTCATTAATTATATGGCAACTGATCTTGAACAAGCAGAACGTATTACACATTGCATTAAAATGTCATCCAATGAAGTTAAAAAGTTTCAAGTGTCAGGATTTTACCGTGATGTTGTCGTGGCTTCTGGCCAAGTAGATATTACTAATGATGCTACTCAAAAAGTAAATGAGTTAGAAGGTGTTACACCTACTAACCAAGGTGAAGATGATGAACACTTAATTTTGGAAATGCATGTTAATGCAGATGTTCCAGGATTTGAAGATACAAGTGGAATTAAACTTCCATATATTATTACAATTGATAAATTTTCATCTAAGATTTTATCCATACGTCGAAACTGGGCAGAGGGTGATTTAAACTTTAAAAAGAAATCATACTTTATCCATTTCAAATTCCTCCCCGGCCTAGGCTTTTATGGCTTTGGTCTAATACACATGTTAGGTGGGTTATCGCGAACAGCAACAAGTGTTTTGCGGCAGTTAATTGATGCTGGTACACTCGCTAACCTACCTGCAGGATTTAAAGCAAGAGGAATGCGTATACGTGATCATGATGAACCATTGCAGCCAGGTGAATTTAGAGATGTGGATGTAACTGGTACCTCTATTAAAGAATCATTATTACCACTTCCGTATAAAGAACCTTCACAAACTTTATTTGCATTATTAGGTTTTGCCGTTGATGCTGGTAAATCATTTGCAGCAATTGCTGATATGAAGATGGGTGAAGGTAATGAACAGAATCCAGTTGGAACAACACTTGCTCTACTTGAGCGTGGAACTAAAGTGATGAGTGCAATTCAAAAAAGATTACACTACTCACAAAAAAAAGAATTTAAATTATTAGCTAGTTGTATACAGATGTATACTCCAGCGGAATATCCATACCAAGTTGTTGGTGGTAATAGAATGATTAAACAAACTGACTTTGATCAGCGTGTTGATATTCTACCTGTAAGTGATCCTAATATTTTTTCTATGTCACAAAGAGTTATGCTAGCACAACAACAATTACAATTAGCAACATCGAACCCACAAATGCATAATATGCGTGAAGCATATAGACGTATGTACCAAGCAATGGGTGTAGATAATGTTGATGCTATTTTAAAACCAGACACAGAAAATGAACCACAACCACAAAGCCCAGCAGTTGAAAATTCTGCGGCCATGAAGGGTTCACCATTAAAAGCTTTTATTCAACAAAATCATCCTGCGCACATGAAAGCGCACGCTGAATTTATGTTTACAAGAATGGTACAGATTAATCCGCCATTATATTCTATGTTACAAGCGCATGTTTCTGAACATTTAGCATTAATGGCACAAAAACAGGTTCAAGAACAATTTGCTGAAATGGAACAAGATTTACAACAGCAGATGCAAGCAGCACAAATGAATCCTCAAGAGATGCAACGCTTAGATGGGTTAGCACAACAAATGATGACGGATAAAACTAATGCTATTGCAGATCTAGAAGCACAAATGACAGCTCAACTTGCGCAAGATGAAGAAAAACGTAGTAAAGCTGAGCAAGCTGATCCTCTTGTTAAACTTAAACAACAAGAAATTGATTTACGAGCAGCTGAAGCAATGATGCGTCAACAAGAAATGCAAACTAAAGGAACACATGAAGCAGAAAAACTTGACATGGAACGTGACAAGATAGAAGCTGATACAACAATTAAACTAATGGATGTTGCTGGTAAGATTGATCAAGAAGCCGCAAAAGAAGCATTAGGGGAATTGAAAGAAAACGTTGCCTTAACTAAAGAAGCAATGAAAAATGAAAAAGATATAACTACTGCAAGGATAAATGCCGGAAACAGAGATAAAAAAAGTAAAGATAATAAGTGATTCAATGCAAGAGATTGACACTCTTGCTCGTTCGCTTATAAAGAAGCCCGAAGATGCACTATTGGTATGTGCAGCTTTGATGGCTGTAACACGTCAACATTATGTTGATACGTTAGGGTCAAATCAAACGTCACTTGTATTTCAATCAGTAATAGATTCTTTTGAATATATGGCTGAATTGGAATCACAGATGGCAAGTGTAACTATACATTAGGAGGACCAAATGAATCTATTAAAAGATGTTTGGACACATATAAAAGAATGGAACGAGTGGAAGATGAAGGACTGGATTAAGGCCGGCATCGTAGCTATTATAGTTCTTATAGTGCTTCAAGCTATGATACCTGGAGCATAATGGCTGAAGTTGAATTAGATCGGCAAGGTTTTGCAAACAGGCAATTTAAAAGCGTTCAAGCTGCACGTCAAGAGCGTGCAGCCAAACGTGCGGCTCATGAACATTGGATGCGCTCGTTTAATCCTAATACCGCTGCAAGAAAAGATTTTACACGTTTTAGAGAAAGTTTAAAAGATCAAGCATTACAAGCTATTGGACCTACACAAGGTGGTCTAATGAATACTAAACAAGCACAACAATTATCTTCTCTATATTCTGATCCATACCGTAAGATGATGAATCAATATAGAATAACTAATCCTAAAAGTTATGCAGGACATTTTCCTTATTCTGCTTTTATGCAATCTGCTGCTCCTAAACTAATGGGAATGGGAATGGGTATGATATCAGGAATTCCTGGTTTATCAGGAATGTTTGATAATAAAGCGGAAGAAGAAATACTAGGAGATTATAGTTATTTACAATCTCGTCCTACTAGGTTTGAAACACAACCAGATGATATGAGTGATGAATTATGGGAAATTATTATGGATGCCAATAATCAAGGAATAAAAACTTCCCCTTATGATGAATGGTATGATCAGTTTTTCCCAATGGATGTTCCAGATTATTTTCATCAATTTATGGATGATGAAATGCTTCCTTATAAATTAGGTGTTAGATAATGAGTGCTCGTGAAGCATATATTGCAGGACGATCTGGTGGGTCAAGGCCTAGGAATATATCTACTGGTTCTCCAGGTTCAAGTAGTCAAAGACATAGACAACAAAAAGCTTATGATGCAGGTAAAGAAGAAAGACGAAAAAGCATAAATAAAAGGCATCCAACTAAAAGAGATACTCAATATTATACAGAAAAATATAGTGATCCTCGACAGCAATTAGCAGCATCTTTAACGGATGCAGGACAAGTTGCAGGTAATTTAGCTTTTGGATTATTTAAAACAGCCCCTAAAGGGTCAAGCGACTTAGTAAAAGAATATTTAAAAAATCCAAATGTTTTTTATTCAACTTATGGAAAAGGAGCAGATGCTCATACGACAGCTTTTCAAAAAGATTTAACAGGATATGGAGGATTAACATACTCAGATCCAGATGATTATGATGAATATGGTAGAGGATATTTTACACCATTTAATCCAGCTAATTACCCAGATGAATATCCTGGTTTTAGTAGTTTTAATAGCCAGTTCTCAGGTAGTAATTCAGGTAATTATCCTGGTGGTTCTGGTAATTCCATTGCTTTATATGGAGCTGAATTACCACAAGATCCAAAACAATTAGGAGCTGGAGAAGAAGGAATTCCTTCAACAGAGTTGCTTGATTATATGATTCGTGTTAATAGATATAATCCATATACAAAACAAGCCATGGTAAAAGACGGTGGCTTATTAAGCTTATTGAGGTAATATGTTAAACTTACTTTTAAAACCATTATTAGGCGTTGCAGGACAAGCAGTTTCTGGCTTCGTAGAAACAAAGAAAGCGAAAGCTCAATTGAAACTAACAGAAGTTCAAGCAGCAACTAAATTGAAACAAGACCAGATCGCCGGAAAAGTGGCGTGGGAAGCATCAGCCGTAGACCAAATGAAAGGGTCGTGGAAAGATGAGCTAATTTTAATTTGCCTTTTGGGGCCTGCCGTTTTAGTATTTTTTCCTGGAATGACAGAACATGTTGAAAAAGGGTTTATAGCCCTGCAACAGCTTCCGGATTATTATAAACATTTATTATATATTGCCTGCTCAGCTAGCTTCGGATTGAAGGCTGGAAAAGGTGCAATGGGATTAATTAAGAAAAAATGATAACACCACAAAGATTAACAGCATGGAGAATATTTCCACGTCTATTAATTACACTTTACGGATTTTCTTTTTATAGAACAACAGAATGGTTTATGAATCTACCTGATCCAACAAATGCACAATCTGCTTTTGTTTCAGTCATTGTAGGTGCAGGGGCAGCGTGGTTTGGACTCTATGTAGGAGGAACAAGACAACAACCTAAATCAGAGAGTACACCATAATGCCATTTAAATCAGAAAAACAACGTGCTTATTTATATGCTAATGAACCACAAATTGCTAAAAAATGGGCAGCGGAACATGGAAATAAAATTTCTAAAAAGAATACAGGTGGGATTATGATTACACCTAAAGGTTTTAATTTAATGATGGTGGGTAAGCGTCAAAAAACAAAAATAGTATAGGAGGAATTATGCCAACAGTAGGAACTAAAAAATTTGCATATACACCTAAAGGTCATCAAGAAGCAGTCATGCATTCTAAAAAGACCAGTCAACCTATGAAATCTTCTTATAAGAAAGGTGGAAGAGTTAAAATGGCTAAAGGTGGTTATTCATCTTTTGGTGCTGTAAAAGGATTTGATTACGCTGGTGACTGGATAAACAGTGATGGGTATCCAAAGGGTGGAACTGACGTAAAAGACTAGTTGACTATAATAGTTAACTAATATAAATGACCAATAGGAGATAATTATGGTTGGAAAAATACATTCAAAACGTGAATCTAGAAAAACACCAGGAAAAAAATTTGGCACTACTACCTATAATAAAGGTGGAAGAGTTAAAAAAGCTACTGGTGGACCAATGAAACAAGGATATAATGCTAGACTTGATGACTCATTGGGAGCAAGAAATCCGGGTGCAAGAGGCTCTTTGGCTGGAAGACGTGCTATGAGTAAAGGCACTGAAACTGCTATGGGAAGAGGTGCTTATTCAGGTGCTAAAACAATGGCAGCGAAAGGTGGCAGAGTTAAAGCAATGCACGGCGGTATGAAAATGCACAAAGGAAAGAAAAAATAACTTGGATGACACACAAGCAATCTATCTAATTTTGAAAAAAATTAGAAAGAGAAAAGAAGAGTTAAAAGAGATTATCGCAGCTGGATTACCTAGCTGGGATGAGTATAACAAAACCGTAGGAGAAAATAAAGCCTACGCAATTATGGAACAGGAAATACAAGACCTGCAGAAAGATGATGACAGAGATACCGAAACGTAGATTTGCACTTGAAGAAAAAGATTTAGCAGTAGAGGCAGATAAAAATAATAAAATAGCGGAAGAAAAAGAAAATCGCTTTCTTAAAAAGATACAAGAAGATGCTACTGAGAGTATAGAACATTTACCCACTGATAAAGTATTAGAGCGTTTACCAGATCCTACTGGATGGCGTCTTCTAGTTTTACCGTATAGAGGACAAGGTAAAACAAAAGGTGGTGTTATATTAACAGATAAACATATGGAAGAACGTGGCTATGTAACAGTCACTGCTTTGGTTCTTAAAATGGGACCAGAATGTTATAAAAATGAAGAAAGATTTCCAAACGGACCATGGTGCAAGAAAGGTGACTGGATTATATTTGGTCGTTATGCTGGCTCCAGGTTTGGAATAGAAGGTGGTGAAGTGAGAATACTTAATGATGACGAGATAATTGCTGTGGTAAAAGACCCAGAGGATATCTTGCAATATAAATAAACAGGAGTAAAATATGCCTGCAGAAGAAGCTACTAAAGTAGAACCTCAATCAGAAGCTGATGCCAAGATGGTTGATTTACCATCAGATGGTCCATCAGTAGATGTAGAGCTGCCGAAGAAAACAGAAAAGACTATAAATCCTGATCCGGAGCTAGAAGCGAAGGAGGAAGAAGTTGTTGTTGAAGAACAAAAAGAAACAGCTTCTGAAGGAGAAATGGAAGACTACGGGAAAAAAGTACAGTCCCGTATTGATAAATTAACAAAAAAAGTACGAGAAGCTGAAAGACGTGAGCAAGCAGCTATAGAGTATGCACAAGGTATACAAAAGAAAACGACTCAATTAGAACAAAGAGCTCGTCAATTAGATTCAGGTTATGTGGCTGAATTTTCTAATCGTGTAGAAGCCCAAACAGCAGAAGTTAAAAAACAATTAAAAGATGCTATGGACCTAGGTGATTTTGATAAGCAAGTAGAAGCACAACAAAAATTAGCTAGATTAGCTGTTGAAGCCGATAGAGCTAAAAAAAGTGTAGAACAACGTGAAAGATTAAAAAAGGAAATGGAGGCAAGAGGAGTTGATCCAAATCAACCACAAATGCCTATAACAAATCAAGTTCAACAACCAGTTTCCCCACCTCCTCCGCCAGATCCAAAGGCAGAGTCCTGGGCTGAAAAAAATGAATGGTTTGGTAAAGATGAACCTATGACCTTGACATCTTTCTCAATTCATCGTAAACTAATGGAAGAAGGATTTGACCCAACGTCCGATATGTACTATAATGAAATAGACAAAAGGATGAAGGATACATTCCCTCATAAGTTTGAACAACAAGTTTCGCCGACTCAAACGGTTGCCTCTGCTAATAGAGGTGGACCTGTTAGGCGCAAAGGCACAGTGAGACTCACACCATCACAAGTAGCCATTTCAAAAAAACTAGGTGTGCCACTAAGCGAATATGCGAAGTACGTGAAGGAGTAGGCATATGAATAAAACAATGAAAACGAATAAACTACCATCACGCG